GATTAAGAAAATAAAGAAGTAGGAAATAATGGCAATACCTGAGAACGCAAAAAAATCTTTAAAAGAAAAAGCAAAGAACTCTAAATATACTTATGGACAATTAGCTTCAGTTTACAGAAGAGGTCAAGGTGCTTATGTATCTTCAGGTTCTCGTAATGTATCTATGGCTGCTTGGGCTATGGGAAGAGTAAATAGTTTTATGAAAGGTGGACATTCACAGGATAATGATTTGAAATGAGCAAAAGAACTCAACCTTACAAGTATGGAGTACCTGCAAAATATTTATCAGGTATGTCTGATGCAGAAGCAAAGAAAAGAGCAGCCGAAATTAAAAAAACACAAAAAGCATATAAAGCAGGTAAGAAAGTAAATATTGCTGCTGTGTCTAAATCAAGAGCAAAGAGTGGAAGAAGAAACAAGATTACTTGAAAGTTGGATGCCCTAATTGTGAGGAACATCTAGTTTACGATAATGACAAGCAAAAAATGGTTTGTTTAAACAAGGAGTGTGAACACTACAGAAAATGAGTAAAGCAAAAGTTTGTTTCGCAAAAGGATGTCATAATTTACTAAAACCTCCTAAAAGAAAATATTGTTCAACTAAATGTTCTAAATCTACGCATAATGCAATAGCTTATGCTAAAAAGAATGGTGCAGTGTATGAACCTGAACATGATGGTAAACCAGTAGCTGAACCTAATGTACAGAAACGAAGAGGTGAAGTATATCAAAAACTAAAAGAACAAGAACTTGGACCAAAAATATTAAAAGGTGATTTAAGTAAACAAGATGCAGCAAAGTTATTAGATTGTACAAAAGCTGCACTTAGTTATGCATACGCTGCTTGGGTAGAAGATATAGAGACAGAGGAATCAGCAAGAACTTGGAAGTTAAAAGTAGAGGCAGAACAATCACTTAGAGATTTTAAAAACTTTAGAGATAGATATTTTGAAACAGAACAAGGTATTCCTTATGAGACACCTGAGTTTCACATAAGATGGATTGAATCTATTTTAAATGCTATAGATAATGGCGGACAACAGATGATACTATCTCCACCACGACATGGCAAGACAGACTTGTTAATTCATTTTGCAGTATGGTTGATTATCAAAAATCCTAATGTTAGGATTTTATGGGTAGGAGGTAATGAAGAAATTGCCAAGAATGCAATATCTTCTGTAATAGACCAACTAGATAACAATGAGAAATTAATTGAAGAACTCTGTCCTCCTGGAAAAAGTTTTAAGCCAACATCACGAACTGGAAAAGCGTGGTCGCAGAATGGGTTTACTGTTGGTACTCGTACTGTTACTGGTATTAAGTCACCTACCATGGTTGGTATCGGTCGCGGAGGTAAAATCTTATCAAGAGATTGTGACATCATTATCGCAGATGACTTGGAAGACCACTCATCAACTATGCAACCAGCTTCAAGAGAAAACACTAGAAACTGGTGGACTACAACATTGTCAAGTCGTAAAGAGGAACATACAGCCATAGTTGTAATTGGTTCTAGGCAACATTACGATGATTTATATTCTCACCTACTAGATAACGAATCCTGGTCAACATTAGTAGAAGAAGCACATGACACAAGTTGTAACAAACCTGATTGGTCAGATGATGAACATTTAGATTGTATGTTGTGGACTGGTAAAAGAACTTACAAATGGTTAATGGATAGAAAAAGAGCTGCAGAGACAACAGGTGGTAGAGCCATATTTGAAATGGTTTATCTTAATGTTGCAATACCTGATGGCTTATCTTTATTTAGTAGAGAAGAAATAGAAGCATGTCGAGACCAAAAAAGAGATATTGGACATGTTCCACAAGGTGTAAGACTTATTGCAGGATTAGACCCTGCATCTACTGGATACCAGGCAGCAGTTTTATGGGGATATGATGTGGAATCACAAAAATTATATCTTATTGATTTAAATAACAATCTAGGTGGAGGTATCCCACAAGCATTAGATTTAATTAAAAAATGGTGGAATCAATATAACTTGTCACATTGGGTTATAGAAGAAAATGGATTTCAAAAGGCTATAAGACAGGATGAATCAATTCGGAAGTTTGCATCAAGTCATGGTATATTTTTAGAGGGACATGAAACAAGGTCACAAAAGTTTGACCCAATATTTGGTGTTACTGCTATGAGACCTATGTTCCAAGAAGAAAATATAAATTTGCCATATCTTGGATATGAAGCGCAAGAAAAGGTAAACTTATATACAAGTCAGTTAGTATATTTCAGTTCTGCGAGAAACAGAAGTAAAACTGTAGGTACAAAAACAGACATAGTTATGGCTAGTTGGTTTCCAATGAGAGCCATAAGGAGAATGCAAAAAGAAAGATTTGCAGAATTAGGATATGATTATAATCCTAGCTTTACTGGGTATGAACCTAGTAGTATGGATGTAGATAATTGGAGTTAAATGCTTTTAAATAGCGATAAGTTGTACGAAAAAATTAATTACCTAAGAGTAATAAATCAAGAACAAATGATTGATAGGTCTAGGATTCGTGACATTATGAATGGTGGAGAGTCTGCTGTTAAAGCACTTCTTGGTGATGCAATAAATGTTGAATACCATGAATTACCTGCACCTAATATGTTTCTAACAGCATTAGAAAGATTTTCACAAAAACTAGGAAGAAGTCCTGATTTAAAAGTAGATATTATAAATGATAAAGATTCTGAAAGAGCAAAGAAAAAATCAGAGAAATTAGAAAGAATAGTAACTTCCTACGACAAATTTCAAAAACTACACATGCAGTTACCACAAGCAGCAAGATGGTTGCCAGGCTATGGTTTTATTGCATGGACAATAGGACATAAAAGAGACAAGGATGGTAACCCTTATCCTTATGGTGAACTACAAGACCCTTTTACTTGTTATCCAGGAGTATTTGGTAATGACCAACAACCAAAAGAATTAGCAATAATCAGAAGAGTGCCACATACAATATTGGCAGAACAATACCCTGAAGCTAAACAATATATTTTTCAAAAAGAAGAAAATGATGATGGATTTCAAAATCCATATTCTGCACTTATGGACAGCACACAAAGAGCTGGACAATGGGCAAACTCTAGTGGAAGTGGAAAAGTTGTAGTTGAGTATAGAGATAAGGAAGGAACTTATGTATTCCTACCTGAAAACAAAAAGATAATAGATTTTATGCCAAACATGCTTAAGTCAGGACCATGTTTTGTTGTAGCTAAAAGATATGCATTTGACCAAATGCAATCACAGTTTCAACACATTACAGGTCTTATGGCAAATATGGCAAAGATTAATATACTTGGAACTATTGCTATGGAGGATGCAGTATTTACAGAAACAAATATTGTAGGTGAAATAGAGTCAGGCAAATATAGAAAAGGTAGGTTTGCTGTTAACTACCTTGCGCCTGGTTCATCTGTTTCTAAACCAGTCAATAACTTGCCATATCAATTATTTCAACAAGTAGATAGATTAGAAAGACATCTTAGATTAGGTGCTGCATATCCAGTATCTGATGATGGTCAATCTCCAAATGCATTCGTAACAGGAAGAGGATTAGAAGAATTAGGACAATCTGCATCACTTCATGTAAGAGAGTATCAAACAGTTCTTAAAGAAGCATTAGAACAAATAGATGCTAAAAGACTTGAGTATGATGAGGTTATGTTTGCTTCTACTCGTAAACCTATTGCTGGTATGCATAAAGGAACAGCTTACAAAGAATCTTATACTCCATCATCTGACATATCAGAAGTTTATGAAACAAGAAGAGTATATGGTGTTATGGCTGGATTTGATGAACCACAAAAAATTATTACAGGTTTACAACTTAAGCAACAAGGAATTATTGACACACAGACATTACAAGAAAATATGGATGGATTAGATAACATTACTAAGATACAGAATCGTATATCTGCAGAAAGAGCAGAGACAGTATTGTTTGAAAGTCTTATGGCACAAGCTGCACAAGGTAATCCTAAAGCAACTATGGCTGCTATAGATATTCGAAAGAATCCTCAAAAGATGTCTGATATTTTAGATAAATATTATACTCCTGAAGGTGAGGAAGTTTCTGAAGAAGAAGAACAACTTATGGCTGCACCACAACAAGCAGCAGCAGGACCTCAAGGACCTCCTCCGGCGTTAGCACAAGTATTACAACAAGTAGCACAGCAAGGAGAATAATGTCTGAGTTCGACCCAATGCAAGAAACTAATGAAAAGTTTTACGACATTATAAATCAAGATGATTGGAACTTTGATTTCAGTAGAGAAATGGAAATACAAGATGCAGAGATGGAAGAGTTTACACCACCTGTTATGCAATACTGGCTACCAACTCCAATACAAGGAGTATATCTCAGAATAGATTTTGTTTTAGAAGATGGAAGACCTCAAAATGATGAGATTCTAAATTTTTTAAATAACTTAAATGACTTTTTAGAAGAGAACGATGGTGACAAATGGTAAGAAAACCAGCAACTTTAAAAATGGCACAAGAAGCCACAGATAACCAAGACCCAGCTTTTCAAGATTTATACATACCTAGAAAAGAAGGAGACTCTACAGGTTCATCAAAATTAGTAAATAGTTTAGCTGGTGGACTAGAAGGCGAATCTACAGAAATAGTAGAGGCACAATCAGGTCCATTAGGAGTTAGTGCAGTAAATCCAATAGCCTTAGGTTCAGCAACAAGAAATCCTGCAGAACCAAACACTGCTGGTATATCACAAGGTGTTGGTCCTGGTCCTACAAAACAAAGACCTGCTGGAAATTTAGATGCATACTTAGCAGGACTTATTGAAAGATTTGGTAGAGACCCATTATTACTTGATTTGTTTGAGCAAAAAAATGCTACACCTATGGTAGAAAATCCTAGACAAAATACTAGATTGACAGATTCGGAAAGCAGATATGCGTAATTATGGTACAAGCATATCTTTATATGATTTAGT